AGAAAACAATACTGTGGTATTGGTTATACGTACGATTATTCAAAAGATAAATTTTTAAATCCACAACCTTTCGCATCTTGGTCATTAGATTCTAATGATGATTGGCAAGCACCTATTGCTTATCCAACAATTACAGATGATGGAGCAGATCCATCTGTTTGGAGATATGTTATCAGATGGAATGATACAAAGTATCAAGCAGATAATACTAAAGGTTGGGAAGCAACTAAATCAGACGATACAGCGGAAACACCAACAGTATACGATTGGAACGGCACAGCTTGGGTGTCCGCATAGGAGACTCAAATGGCCAGAACCAATGGCGGTATAATCGGTAAAACAAATAAAACTTCTTTCGGGAAGTGTACGGTTACTGTTAAAACATCATCAGGCTGCTTAACTACACAACCAGGAACTAGAGTAGTAGATTATTTAGTAGTCGCAGGTGGAGCAGGTGGAGGATCAACTCCATCTTATGGTGGAGCAGGTGGAGCTGGCGGCGCAAGAACATCTTTTGATACAACTGGATCTGCAGGACCATCTTTAAATGTAAATGGTGGTTCAACTTATTCTATAGTTGTAGGAGCAGGAGGTGCAGGAGCAAATGTTCAACAAAACGCAGGTTATAGAGGTGATCCTTCAAGTTTTAATCCTTCTGGAACGGATGGAATAGATTCAATTACAACATCAGGAGGCGGAGCTGGAATTGGTGATCAAGCAAATAATACTTGTAGATTTCCAGGAGGTTCTGGCGGTGGTGCAGGAGCTGATGCGTGTGGACCTACACCTTCTTTAATTGGAGGAACAGGTAATGCAGGAGGCTATACACCTGCTGAAGGTAATCCAGGCGGAAACGCTATTTCAAATGCTGGTGGCGGTGGTGGCGGCGGTGCTGGAGCTGTAGGAGGTTCAGGAACACCAACTGCTGGTGGCGCTGGAGGAATAGGTATAGGAATACCGACAGCTATTGCGGGATGTAATGGAACTCCAGGTCCTTCTCCAAGTTATAAATATTTTGCTGGTGGTGGTGGAAGCACAGGTCCTGGTGGGACAGCTTCTGGTGGATCAGGTGGTGGAGCTCCTGGTGCACCATCTCCAAATGTTACAGGAGCAGCTAACACTGGCGGTGGAGGCGGTGGTGGAGGTAATAATCCAACTTCTTCAGGAGCAGGCGGATCAGGTGTAGTCATCGTAAAAGAATTAAACAAAGCAAGTGGTGTATGGAGTTTACAATCTCAATTAGCAGCCAAGCAACAAGGAACGTGGCCACAGTTTGGATATAATTTAGATTATTTAGTTGTCGCTGGTGGTGGAGGTGGTGGAACAGATGGCGGTGGAGGTGGTGGAGCTGGAGGATATAGAGCTTCTGGTTATGGTCCAAGTCCGTTACAAGCAAGTAATATATTTATATCTGCAGGAGATCACACAATTACTATAGGAGCTGGTGGTGCTGGAGCTGGCGGACCATCAGAACCTGCTGGTGATTATGGTGCTAATGGTAATGATTCAAGTTTTGATAGTATTACATCCACTGGAGGTGGAGGTGGTGCTAGACAAACTGTACAAGGTTTACCAGGAGGATCTGGTGGTGGAGGTGGTGGTAATTCTGGTGGTCCTGGATGTGCAGCTGGTGGAACTGGTAATGCAGGAGGATTTAATCCTCCTGAAGGAAATGATGGTGGAGATGGTTTAGGTGGAGCACCTAATTACGGAGCTGGTGGTGGAGGTGGAGCTGGTGGAGCTGGAACAAATGGAAGTGGTCCAGCAGGTGGACCTGGAGGCCCAACTGTTCCTAATGCTATTACAGGATGTGCAACAAATTATGCAGGTGGTGGAACAGGAGCTATATATAATGCAGGACCTGGAACTTCAGGTGGAGCTAATACAGGTACAGGTGGTGATGGAGGAAGTCCAGATCCAGCTAATGCAGGTTCTGGCGGTTCAGGAATTGTAGTTGTAAGAGGTCCAAGTGCTGCAACATTTGCTGTGAGTCCTTGTACAAACACAAGCACAACTACACCAGGTGGATGTAAAGTTGCAACATTTACAGTTACTGGAACCTTGACTGTTTCTTAAAAAATGATATCTATGTGTTCATAAAGAATTTATGAATCTCTCAAACTATTATTGGTATTTTCAATCAGCTATTCCTGAAAGAATTTGTGATGACATTGTAAAGTATGGTCATCAAATGCAAGATCAAATGGCAGTGACAGGTGGTTTTGGTAAAAAGAAATTAAATTCAAAAGAAGTAACTGATTTAAAAAAGAAAAGAAATTCAGATATTGTTTGGATGAATGATAGATGGGTGTATAAAGAAATACAACCTTATGTGCATCAAGCAAATCAAAGTGCAGGTTGGAATTTTAATTGGGATTGGTCTGAGTCTTGTCAATTTACAAAATATAAAAAAGGACAATATTATGATTGGCATTGTGATTCTTGGGATAAACCTTATTTCAATCAACAAAATCCACAAGATCCAACTAATGGAAAAATTAGAAAATTATCTGTAACCGTTACTTTATCAGATCCAAAAGATTATAAAGGTGGTGAATTAGAATTTGATTTTAGAAATTTAGATCCTGATAAAAAAGCTAATATTGTTAAGTGTAAAGAGATATTACCTAAAGGATCTTTAGTTGTATTTCCTTCATTTGTATGGCATAGAGTATGTCCAGTAAAAAGTGGTGAACGAAATAGTTTGGTGATTTGGAACTTAGGATATCCATTTAGATAGGAGAAATATGAAAAAGAAAAAAGCAAAAGCTAGAAAACAAAAAGTAAAAAATATAATTGAAGAAGGTTATCCAAAACAACTCGCAAGAGAGCAATACTTTGCTTGTCCTGTTTGGTATGCAGATCAAGATAAATATGTTAAAGAATTAAATAAAGCATCTGATCCATATATTGAAGCATCTAGAAAAAATTTAAAACCAGCTATTGATGAAAGAAATAAAAAGTTTGGTGACAAAGGTGATATGGGTCACGTTTTTCATTCAACATCATTAATTGGAGATCCTAATTTTGCAGAACTTCAAAATTATATTGGAGCAACATCTCATAATTTATTATTAGAGATGGGTTTTGATTTAACTAATTATCAAGTATTTATTACAGAAATGTGGGTACAAGAGTTTTCACATAAAGGTGCAGGTCATCATACTTTACATACTCATTGGAATGGACATATGTCTGGTTTTTATTTTTTAAAAGCAAGTGAGAAAACATCTATGCCAATGTTTGAAGATCCACGTGCAGGTAACGTAATGAACTTGTTACCAGAAAAAGATAAATCTAATATCACTTATGCAACTTCACAAATACATTATAAGGTAAAACCTGGAAGAATGATTTTCTTCCCATCATATATGCCTCATCAATATATTGTCGATATGGGTTATGAGCCATTTAGATTTATACATTGGAATTGCCAAGCAATACCAAAAGCAGTTTTAAACTATCAAGGAGAAAATAATGTCATTCAAAAAAAATAAATACACAGTATTAAAAGGAGCTATCTCACCAGAACTCGCAGAATTTGTATACAAATATTTTTTAAACAAAAGAAAAGTTGCAAGATTTTTATTTGACAACAAATACATTTCACCATTTACCGAATACTTTGGTGTATGGAATGATCAACAAGTGCCAAACACTTATTCTCATTATTCTGATATTGCAATGGAAACATTGTTGCAAGAAGTAAAACCTGTTATGGAAAAACACACAGGTTTAAAATTATCTGAGACTTATTCTTATGCAAGAATCTATAAAGAAGGAGATGTACTAGCTCGTCACAAAGATAGATACTCTTGTGAAATTTCAACAACATTAAATCTAGGTGGAGATGAATGGCCAATCTATTTAGACCCAACAGGTAAAGAAGGTCAGGCTGGAATTAAAGTCGACCTCAAACCTGGAGATATGTTAATTTATTCTGGATGTGATTTAGAACATTGGAGAGAAGAATTCAAAGGTAAGAACTGTGGTCAAGTATTCTTACATTATA